TATTTCATAAATCCGCCGAGAACGAGATAAAAGTGTTCGCATTGTTCATACGGAAACTTGCAGAGAAACCAACTGTTCCACCCGATGAATAAAGATATACAGATGCGCTGTTAGTTGATTGTATTACTGCCCCAGTTGCTGAGGCATTTTGACCGCCACTTGCACAAAGATTCTGGAAGTTACTCCCACTTGCTGTTGCTGATGCAAATGTTGGCAAGGAACGCATCTGCACAGGTAAAGGAATTCCATAGCGACACCAAGATGTCTGGTCAGCAAAAGTTCCAACAAAAATGTCAATGATTGATGTTGATGCACCGTTGATACTTGTACCCACAATGTAAAAGTACCGTTGGCAGGCAGCGAGGTCATCAGCGTATGATTTGAACTCAAATGGTGTAGCAACAGAGCCAACAGTTAGTTGTGCGCCTGTCATAAACCAAGTATTGCTTGTTGATGATGCGACATTAGTTTGACCAACAGCACGATTGGCTGTTGTTGGTGTCACCCATGTTGTTGCGAGTGTTCCGCTTGTAAAGTTTGAACCAGCACCAAGCCACCAAATAACACTTAGAGAAGCGTTTGCGTCATTGTCGAATGCACCTGTTGTATCGGCAGGGAATGTAACTGTTTTGTATTCCCAAGTGTTTGAGGCATTGACCGTATATGACTTACTGACATTTCTGTTGTTGTCTCCATCTTCAAGTTCGCAGATAAATGTTCCTGTTTGGAAAGATGAAACCCAAAACGAGAGGGTAAGTGTTTGCGCTGATGCTGTTCCTTTGCGGATTGCTTGAAGGTTTTGTCCTTCAATCTTTTGCCGTATTTGCATTTCATCACTAGCAGCAGGTGAGGCATCGGCAGTAGTACAAGCCATTTTTAGGGAGTTACGAAACCCTGAACCAGTAGGTGCTTGAGCGATAGTTGTTTGACTCCATGTACCTAGCGAAGAAATGTTCAAATCCCAACGGTCAGCAGTCTTATATCCGCCTGTAGTAATTCCTGTAACGGCTGTGCCAACGGCTGAACGCTGAGTAACTCGCATAGCCCCATTATTGAGCAAATTGCCTGATGATGAGCCTGTGAACATGACGGCATCAACTTGGTCGGCAAGTGACCGCATCGCTGTTGCACCATCGGTTACATAATCTGTTGATGATGGGTATGGGATTGCAAAGTTTGTAGTTGTGCCTGCCATTATTGCTTCCTCACAAGATTGTCCAAATCAGATTACTCCACGATAGACCAGCAGGTACGCTTTCCCAAGTGAGTGTCGGCGTTACGCCGTTCCAAGGTTGTGAATATCCAACTGGTGAAAAATGCAAATCAATGTGGTGATTTGATGGTGTGATTTTGTGTTCAATGCCTTCCACATAAAGGTTTTTCTGAACAATAGGTGGTGTGCCGTATTTGAATGATTTGATTACGCCAACAAAATCGCCAATGTCGAGCGTTGAAACGGCAAGCCGTTGTGCATCGGTGAGACGGTGCATGTTGATTGACAAACCTGTGAACCAATAATTCGGGTCGGCACGCAAAAGATAATCGGCAAGCAATAAGGCATCGGCATTTGTAAGCAATGGGCTATCGGTGATGACAACGCTTTGAACGCCGTAGTTGTCTTGTGAAACGGTATCGGTGCTTTGTTGGTCTGTTGGTGTTGGTTGTGACGGGTTTGGCGCAACAATAACAGTCACATCATTCAAAATGCTGTCGGGTCGGATTGATAATGACCGTACTACTTCATCAGCCATTTTGGTACCTATTCATAAATAACTTCCAAAGATTCATACGATATTTCTGTGCCATCATCGCTAAAAATAACCGTTGGTGATGCATCTGTGCTGTTTGGTGTTCGTGCTTCCCAATTCAAAGCGCCGTTGCGGTCAATGTACAAACGACCTTGTTCTGCTTCTTCAATGAGCACATTGAAATAAGTCAATGGCGTTTGAGTGCTGATGGCAAGGTTGGAAAGGTTGGCAACACCTGTTTCAATAATTGGTGCAGGCACGCTCGGGTATCCAACTTCGGGCAATCCAAGAATTCTGTCCACTCGTGCACCTGATAATTCTGGTGGTGGCGTAAAACCATTTATTGTTGTTGTTGATAAGTTCAAAAATCCGTCTGCACAACGAACGCTCACCATATTGTGATTGTCCATGCCAAATTCTGTGTCATACGAAACAATGAAACCGTTGAACATGTATTCACCGTTTCGGCTGATTCTTACTTGTCGGCGTGGTTCAAAGCCGAGCCTGCCTCTGTCCACATTCCAATAGGGGCTGGCGCTGTTTGCCACGCTGAACTTGTCTTGCCCTAACAGGTCATCAATGACAATTGAACAGGTGGAGGCACCGAATTGTGCGTCTTGTGAATCTCGTCCACGCTTGATTGAAACATTGATGATGTATTCGGTCACATCAAAAAAGGTTGTAGAGCCGTCCAAATAATCAGTATCAAGAATTCCAAGCACATCATCATCAAGCGTGAAAACATTTTGATAAAACCCAGCATCAAGTTCAACCAAATATGTGCCGAGTGAAGCCAAACCACCCATTTATGCCACCTGAATGTTTATTGCACCTGAACGCCTGTTGAACTTGCGCAACTCGGCGACAATCAAATCAGGCAAACTGTCATCAGCAATCTTGCTATTGATGTTGATGTTGAACACATCGCCACCACCCATTTGATTATTAGGCACAATGTTGCCTGTGGTTGTTGGTACAAACAATTCTCGTCCACGCTCACCAACAATGTACGGATTGCCTGCATAAACGGAACCACCAACGGCTTTTCCCTTTTTAGTTTTTTTGACTTTCGGCATTTTGATGCCTGTTTGTTGTACGGCAAGTGCTATTTGTGGTGCTGATATGCCTGATTGAGCAGTTTTTAGTTCTCGTTCGGCTTCTGCCAATGCCAATTTGGCTGCTTTTTCGTTTTGAACAGCAGTTGCTACACCGTCACGAGCATCGGCTTCGTCCTGCAATGATTTGGTCACTTCATCATTGGCTGCTTTTTCATCAAGTTTGGCTTGATTCAACAAATCCAAAGCCTCGGTGTACGCCGTTGTTCCTTCGGGTGCACCATTGATTGCTTCATTCAACAAAGTTTGAGCCGTTGTTATGGCATCTGTGGCATCTTTTTGAGCAATTTGTTTTTCGGTCAAATCAAGTTCTGCTTGTGTCAATGTTTCCCGTGCATCAATGATTGCTTGTGGGTCAGCCGCCGCTTGCGCCGCAGTCAATGCGGTAGTTGCATCGGTCAATCCATAACGAGCGTTGCGCAAATCAATTTCAGCCAAAGCAATATCTTTTGCCTTGCCACCTGCTTGTGCTTCCGCCAATGCGGCTTCGGCATCGGACACTCGATATGTTGCCTCTGTAACGGCGTCCTGAGCCTCTTGGACGGTGCGTGGGTCAGCCGCCTTCTGCAAGTCAGCAAGATTGCGTTGAGCCGCTACAACGGCTTGCTGTGCGTCTGCAAGAGCAATACCTGCCCGAACACCGTCTCGTTGTGCCTGTGAAAATGTTGATTGAGCGGCGGCGGCTTGTTTGCTAGCCGAGCCGTACCCCTTTGTCACATTGTTGAAATTGTCTTGCGCTTTGGTTACAGCCGCTTGGGAGGCAGTCAATTTCGTGTTTGCATTGGCTGTTCCTTGAATAGCGACAGTCAAAGAACGGTTTGCTGTCGCAATGGATTTTGTGGCTGATGACAATTGTTTTTGTTCTGAACCGTAACCCTTCAAAGCGGCTGTGAACTTGGCAAACTTGTCCTTGGCAGTTTCAAGTGTCGAAGCACCTGTATTTACATCTTCGGCGCTTTTGATTCCAATTTTGCCTAGCAATGCCATTACTGCTGATGTGTTGCCTGCTTCGGCATTAGCAATTTTTGCCATACGAGCAAACTCGGACAAGCCAAACGACATTGAACCACCAGCAGATGTTGTTGCTGTTGCGGCAATGCCAATCGCTTTGGCGTAGGCGTCCATCTTGTTGAGTGTTGTGCCTGTTGTGGCATCAAGAATTTTGAGTGCATCAACATACGGTTTGTACTTGCCAGTTACTTTTTGTGTGTACTCAGTAACATCAGCCATGCTGATACCCATGTCGCCGAGTGAGGCAACAGCAATTTTCATTTGCGAATTGTTTTTAGTCAGTTCTTTGAACGCTTCGCTTTGAGCAGTTCCTTCCGCCAAAAGCGCATTGGTGAAGTCAATTGTTTTTTGTGCGGCTTTGGCTTTTTGTGATGCATATTGCCCATACAAAATTGCGGCAATGGACAACAATGCGGTGATGCCACCAGCGGCAATCATGGCAATTTTGGCTTGACCAAGCCGTGTTATCAACATTGACAATGAACCGCTTGAAAGTTCAGTCACCACTTTCAATATGCCCATAGTGATTGTGTAGGCGGTAGTTGCTACACGCAACGCAACAAATCCAGCCACCAAACCAGCAAGAATCTTGCCAAACATGTTCATCTTGCCGAGTGCGTTGATTGCGCTACCAGCCAAATAATTCAAACCAGCACCAACGCCCTCTGCACCAACAATGGAAGCAAAGTTCTCGAATACTGGAAGCACATTCGTCATCACAAATTGCGACATTTTTTCCAAAACAGGTAACAACAACGCACCAAGACTTTCGCCGACATTTTCAACGGCAACTTTCATACGGTCAAAATCGGTTGCTGTTGCGGCGGCTGTGCCACCAACCTGTGATTCCACTTCTTTCAAAATCAATTTTTGAGCATCAAGTGTTTTGCCTGTTTCAACCAATGTTTTGATTTGTGCTTTTTGAGCATCAGTAAAGTTGATGCCTGCTTTTTTGAGGGCTGTAATTCCTTTTACAGGGTCAGACAATGCTTTGCCGAGTTGTTTGGCGGCGGCGTCTGTACTGCCGAACACATTGCCCAAGTCAAGTGCCGCTTGTACGGAACGGTCAAAGATTTGATTGCCATCGCCAGCCACATTTTGAACTTGTTTGAATGTCAAAAGCAGGTTTGCTGATTTTTGGATTAGTTCGTCATCAACACCAGTTTGTTTGCTCAATATGTCAGACAATTTGGCAACTTGTCCTGCCGTCACATTTGCAGCACCG